AGATTGAGAAGGCAAAGTTGTTCCGTAAGATTGATGATCGTGATATCACAATCACCAATGCATGGCTGGCTCGTATGAGTCTCCGTGGTCTTGTCCTTACTGATTCTGAAAACTCATTGATCAATACCGAGATTGATAAGTTGATCAACCCTCTTACAGTCAAGGCGGTGAAGGTTTCTAAGATCGGCGGGGCACAAAAAGAAAAGCCCGAAGTCAACAAGCCCAATGTTCAAGAAATCATGCGTGAACGTGCTAGTGAAGCCGCAGGTGATCTTGAGGGCGTGTTTGACGACTACATCAAGGCAGGTGCTAAGGCATCACATTCATTCCGCCCTATTGATTATGTTGCAAAGCGTAATGTGCTTCCTCAACATATCTCAATCGTAGTTGATGCTTGGAAGAAGAAGCAAACAGAATTTGATGAGGTTTTGAAGGGCAAGGACGCTCAACTTGTTCAGGCTTATGGGCACTTCACCCGTACACAAATCAAAAACATTTACAAGTTTATTGAACAGGTCCTTACTGATCTTAATGGCTATGTAAATGTCAAGAAGGCAGCGAAGGCACCTCGTAAGCGCAAGGCAGTTCCGGTAGAAAAGCAAGTTGCCAAGATGAAGTTCTTGAAGGAGTTCAAGGACACTGCAACAAAATTGGATCTTGTAAGTTTGCACCCAGTCAAACTTCACGGAGCCAGCGAATGCTATCTCTATGATACGGCTAAGCGCAAATTGATCTATATGGTTGCCGATGAATACAGCAAGACCTTCTCGGTGAAGGGTACGACATTGTTGGGATTTGACAACATCAAGAGTCAAACCAAAACTTTGCGTAAGCCGGCTGAACAGATTGCTCAAATCATGAAGTTGGGTAAGCCTGCAGGACGTAAGTATTTCAGCGAAATCCGTGCTGTAGCAACTACTCCTAACGGACGAACTAACGAGAATATGATTATCCTAAAGGCTTGGTAACATACTTACTACAAACTACAATATTATATGGAGCAAAAATGACAAGTAATGAAAATCAAATAGACATTAAAAATTATCTTAATTTTGTTGATACTTTGACTTCTAATCCAAGTAAAGAACATGAAATATATTTGAAAAGGTTAAATGACCTAAAAATACAAGGATGTGATATCACTCGTTTAGATACTGCTATTTCTGGGTTAATGGCTGAATCGGGCGAGGCTATGGAAATTTTGAAAAAGATGAAATTTCAAGGAAAAGAATGGTCAGATGATGTTAGATATCACCTAAAAAGAGAAGCAGGTGACATAATTTTTTATTGGATTAACCTTTGTATTGCACTCGGATATGACCCCAATGATGTTGTTGCAGAAAATGTGAAGAAGTTGGAATCAAGATATCCGGGAGGACACTTTGATCCCTATTATTCAGAGAATCGCAAACAAAACGACCTTTGAATAAGTAAAATCTTCTTCAGTATGTAGGTGACCCACAGCCTGTAAATGTGGCTATAATCCGTCCTCAGTTGTGGTGTGACGGTAGATGATGAATACTGACATCAATTTACAGGACTACCCTACGGGATGCCATAAATGTCTGTCCAATGCACAGAAACATTTCCTGTATCTTAATGGTTGATGCTGCCGGATCATAGTAATAGCGATAGAGGGTCCGGACTGTTCAAGACTATCCGATGAATAATGTCTTGATTAAACAGTGAATATGACAGTTTCCTAGAAATAGGTTAATGAGACATAGGCAATCCTCCGTTGTAATAACTGAATTCATCGTCATAAAAACCTCAAGAATTTTTTTTAGGTCGAGTAGTATATCTACTCGCCTTTACCTAAGAATATAAGAAAAGAACTCCACTGCTACTTGCATAAATATGTTTATATAGGTGAAACATATGACAATAAGTTCAGTTGCAAGTCCATTAAATACCCCTTCAGGTCTTAACCTAGATGAGTTAAAACAAGCATTATTTGAAAACATACGACTTAGATTAGGCGGAGATATAATCGATCTAGAACTAGATCCGCAACATTATGAAGCCGCATTTAATTACGCCATTAAGATATACCGCCAAAGGGCTCAGAATGCAACTGTGGAATCATACACATTAATGACTGTAATAAAGAACGTTGACACTTACACTTTACCAGAAGAATTTATTAACGTAAGGGCTCTATTCAGAAGAACAGTTGGATTAGAAACCGGCCCAAGTTCTACTAGTTTTGACCCTTTTAGTAGTGCAATACTTAACACATATTTGTTAAACTACAACTACACAGGTGGTATGGCCACTTATGACTTTTACGCTGGATATGTTGAACTTGCTGCAAGAATGTTTGGTGGATATGTTAATTACACTTTCAATCCAGTAACCAAAATGTTGCGAGTTGTAAGAGACTTCAAAGGTACAGGTGAACGAATCCTTATATGGGCTGATGTTCAACGACCTATTGAAGAACTAATACAAGATCCAGGTGCCGGGATATGGATAGGTGATTTTACTTATGCAGAATTAAAGGGAATCATTGGTGAGGCACGTGAAAAGTTTGGTTCAATTGCAGGGCCAAGCGGCGGAACAACTTTGAATGGTACTGCTATGAAAAATGAAAGTAAGGCTGAAAAAGAAAGATTGATAGATGAATTGAAACGTTATGTTGACTATTCACAGCCTCTTTCTTGGATTCAAGGTTAATGAGGAATTAATGATTTTAGGTATATCGGGAAGAATAGGTTCAGGAAAAGATACTGTTGCTGATTTTTTAGTCCAACAACACAATTTCAAGAGATATAGTTTTGCAGAGGCGGTCAAAGATTGCCTCTCAATTATTTTTGGTTGGAATAGAGAATTGCTTAATGGTTATACTGTTGAAAGTAGAGAGTTTCGTGAAAGAGTTGATGAATGGTGGGCAAACAGATTAGGTATACCAAATTTTTCTCCTAGGTTTGCAATGCAATACTATGCGACTGATATTATGCGAAATTGTTTTCACCAAGACATTTGGATCGCTAGTTTAGAATATAAACTAAAAAAAGAAACACAGAATTGTGTGGTTACTGATTGCAGATTCCCAAATGAATTTTATAGCATCAAAAATCTAAATGGACTGACGATCAGAGTAGAACGAGGAAACGATCCATCTTGGTATGAGTATGCTAGAAGATTAGACTCACCATCTATAGAAAAACTAAAATCAGAAAAGATACATGAAAGTGAGTATCTTAGTGTTTCTCTTCCTTATGATAAGATCATCAGAAATGATGGTACATTGGATGATCTTTCTTACATTGTGAGGTCAATAGTCAACAGTTAAATCTCCTCTTTTCCAGTTGACTTCTTTTTTCTTTACTACTTCTACGCAGTTCAAACAAATAGATCGTAGATTACTTGTAGAGACATTTTCAAGATTACCATCAATGTGAAACACAGTTATTTGTGTTTGTAGTATAGACCTAAAGCCACATAAATCACATGTGGCTTTTTTCTTATATGAACTTTTTGACCATAGTTTTTTTCTAGGTTTGAGGTTTTTATTTTTCCTCCCACATTCGTCGCATATGCTTCTGTAATATGTGATGCCATTTCTGTGATAGTTTATAGCACAGTGATTTTTATTACATTTGGGACATATAGGTCTTTGATTCACAATATTATTTATGTAGAAAACCTTTAAAGGCACGGTAAACCATGTTTTTTCAATGAATGTACTAAATAATAGTACACAGGTAGTAAACCTCAAAATTTTACATAAAGGAAAAACATATGGCATTAGTATCACCAGGAGTAGAAGTTACCGTAATTGACCAAAGTCAATATCTTCCTGCTCCAACAAATTCAGTTCCCTTTGTGCTAGTTGCGACTGCACAAGACAAAGCAGACCCAAATGGTGTTGGTGTCGCTCAAGCAACCACTGCTGCAAATGCTGGAAGATTATATGAAGTAACAAGTCAACGTGATCTAGTTACTTTATATGGTACACCATTCTTCTATCAAACTTCTGCTGGTACTCCTATTCAAGGTTATGAACTTAATGAATATGGGTTGTTGGCAGCATATTCATTGTTAGGTGTAACAAATCGTTGTTATGTGCTAAGAGCAGATATAGACTTAGCAAGTTTAGTTGGTCAAACAGGAAGACCAAGTAGTGATCCAGATGATGGTGCATATTGGTTAGATACAACAACTTCAACTTGGGGTATCAATCAGTGGAATGCAGTTACTGGTAAATTCACAACTCAAACACCAATTGTTATTACAGATTCTGGTCAACTTTCCGCAGGTGTTCCTCTAGAAAGTATCGGTAACATAGGTGATTATGCGATCAATGCTCTTGACCTCAATGCAAATGCTCCTGCTGCTGTTGGACAGTATTTTTACAAAACAACTGACAACACATGGGTAATATTAGGTTCTGATGATTGGGCTTCTGACATTCCTGTAGTTCAAGGAAGCAACTCCAATCCAACTCTTACTAATACAGACACTTTCACTATCAATTTAGACGGAGACGTAACAATTACTATTTCCGCAGGTTTTACAAGTGTAGAAGACGTAGCAACCGATATTAATAATTTAGGGTATACCTATCTTTCTGCTGAAGTACGTGACGGAAGACTTTGTATTTTCTTGACATACCCAGAAGAAGGAACACCTAGATATATCACATTGGCTGAAGGAGGAGGTGCAGGTAATACTCCTCTTGCTGACATGGGAATAACACCAGGTACTTATTATCGTCCTATAATTCAATGGGGAACAGGTAGTCAACAGCCATTATGGCAAAGTTCTCAAACCTATCCAAGACCTACTGGTTCTGTATGGTTGAAGGCAGGTGGGTCTGGATTGAATTCTGTAATATCCGAGTGGAATTCAACTCTTGCATCTTGGTCCGCAAAAAATGTTTCATTGGCTGTAAGTGATGCTGCTGCTACTGCTGCATTAGATTCTACTGGCGGTAAAGCGATCCCAGCAGGCACTGTATATGGGCAATATAATTTTAATAGCAGTTACGCTACTGCTCCTGTTTTCTTCTGGGAAAGATTTGCAACTGGTGCAACAGTAGTTACCGGTACAAATGAAAACTTCACGATAAGTCCTACCACTGCAGGTAGCTTTGTTGCTGGTAAGGCATATAAGATTGTATCTGTGGGTAGTACCGATTTTACTTTAATAGGTGCAGCATCAAACACTGTAGGTGTAACATTTACTGCTACTGGAGTAGGTTCTGGTACCGGTACTGCCACATTAATTGGATATGAATTAAATGTGAATGTGACAGAACCAGGGTCTTCTTCATTATCTACAACTTATTCAATAAACTTCACTAATGTTACAAATGCAACAACCTTTGTAACAGCATGGTTAGCTGCTGGAATTCCCTATACTAGTGCATCAGTTACAACTGATGGAGCAATACAACTCACTCACACTGAGGGCGGATCAATAATATTAAATGATCAATTTACTTCAGGAACATTCAAGGGTCAATCTAGTGGAATATTATCTGCATTGGGTTTTGTTGCCGGAACTACAGATGGGGTAAAATATTACAACGGATTTAGCACATCTTTTGCTAACGTTGCAACCACTGATACATCTGGTTCAGGTGATGATAATCTAACTGTAAACGTTACCGTATCTGGTTTTGGTTACTATATAGTAAATCCTACAACTTTCGGTGCAGCAGGTGCTAGCTATGCAGTTAGTGACACTGCAAAAATTTTAGGTACCTCATTAGGAGGAGCAACACCTGCAAATGACTTAATTGTTAGAGTGTCTAGTGTCTCTACTGGTGCCGTAACTTCGATTCAATATGTTTCAGGAACACCTTCTCCACGCTACGCAATAGAATTAAGCAATTGGAGAGAATTTGATTATACTT